GACTGGTTGAACTTGGGATACATCGGTTTGTGTAGCTCTTAACTGTTCGCGAGGTACACCAGAAGCATTAACCATAGGCTCTTGTGATACTGGAGCTTGTGTACCACCAAAAGCTGCTTTCCAAGGGGAAGGTTTAGTAACTATGTTTCCCCCTTCGTCTAAAAATGTTTGGTTCCCTGTTGTTTGGCTCATTACCTGTAGGGCTGTTTGGCCTTCTTGGGTTGGTTGGCCACCCATATTAACACGTGCTAATTCATCCATAGCTACTTGTTTATAATTAACAGGCTTTGCAAGTTCTTTAGCCCTTGCAGCCTCGGCAGCCATTTCTAACTGTCTAGCCTTTAATTCCCTATCTTGAGCTTGGTTATACTGTCCAAGTCCTTGACCTATGGCCTGTTGAAGCCTATCTGCTTCCATCTGCCTAGCTTGGGGTATCATCCCGTAGTTTACATTTCCAAATACGTTTTCAAATGCCATGTTTCACCTAATATAAATAACTTGTTCCACCAATGCCTATAGGGAGGGACGACCCACCGCCGCCATAAATCCCCGCCAAATTTGATGCTCCAGAGGCAGCAGCCCCACCACCGAAGGCACCTAGGCCTAAACCTGCACCGCCCGTCATTGCCCCGATAGCAATAGGTGCCACCGTTCCGAGAATTTGACTAAACATGCTAGGTTGTGAGGCTTCCGCTGCAGCGGCTTGTTGCTGTGCGCTAGCTAATCCGGTTTGTAGATTACCAACATTAGTTGCGTAATTCTGTCCAGCATCCGCTACTTGCGTTGCCGCGCCCGAACCCATACCAGATACACCCGTTAATCTATTGTAAATGTTTTGTTGGTCTGCCCCGTAACGATTATAAGCATTTCCGTATTCCATGGAGGCTAGGTTTTGTGATTGCTCTTGCAAAGCCCTTGCAACTTGAGGATTTATCTCACCTTCACCACCGCCGCCAAGAGTTACCCCCTGTGCCGACATCATGCGCTCTAATGCTTTTTGTGATTCATCTTGTCTATATTGATAGCTTGGGTCTTCCTCGAATTGCTCCATACCGAAACGTTCAAGTAAAGAACCATAACCTTCTGGAGTCTCACCGCCTTGACTAGCAAGTCTTTCTTCAATCGCTGCGTTTAAACCCTCGTAGTCAGTTGTGTCGGTAGTTGTTGAGGGAGCCCCCATACGAGAGAAGCCAGAAGGAAGCGTCCCTTCTGTATCGCCCAAGGCTCCAGCAAGTTGCTGAATTTTAAAATTAGCGTCATCTTCTGAACCTAGGCCACTGTAATAACCGGACGCTGCCCCGTAAGGTTCTTGTGTGGCGTCTATTAGGGTTCCATCAGGAGCAACTACCCAATTACCCTGCTCACCTCCGGTAGTGGTTTGAGTGGTGTATTGAGGCATTAACTCATCATAGACTTGATCCCGTGATTGCATAGAACCACCAGATAAACCCATTAAGTCAGCTAATCTACCAAGACCAGACACACCAACATCATACCAAGGCTGAATGTCTTGTTGTGTTTTCTCGTGGATTTCCCTTTGGAGAGCAGTAGCCTCTTCTGTGGCTCGCTCCATCCCGCTTGTGTCGTAGCCACCGCCACCTTTAAACAACATATTCTTACTATTTATATAGTAAAACGGGTCAATTATAAACTTATCCATTATATTCTCCAACTACCGCCGCTATCTTAAATCCACCAATCTTAAGCATACGCTCAAGTGTGGCTATCACTTAACGTTGCTTCGCCATCCCAAGATGACTTTATAACTGTAAATCCAGCTATTCCACGTACTATACCACCAATCACTAATAGAAAGCAAGGCGCTAGATGAAATGAGTTAACCACTTTTTTCAATAATAAACTATCTGTGTATTTTTGGCCTAATTCATCCAGCCCTGCCCCTACTAACTCTACCACTCTGGGTAAATCTTTTGCTGTTGCTTTTTTAATCATTGTATCTTCGCTAAGTATCCTGAGAAACAAGCTGTGACCTCTGTTGATGCTGCTGAAGATTCCCCCATAATTCTGATATCATGATTAGGTGGGACTATTGGATAAGGTTTCTCTTCAAGAATAAAATATTCTCCATTCTTTGCTCCTAATTCAATAACTGTTCTAAAGTTAGCGTTGGCTGTGTCTTTTATTTGTCCTGTAACATTCACAACCGCGGTGGTTTTCTTTAATGCACCACCATAGAAATTAGTTAATATAATATATTCATCGCTTTGAGTTGAAATTGCGCATTTTTGTGATTGATTATATAAACCTGAGCATAAAACATGAGTATCTGTGGAGGTGTCGGGAATACCATTAGTCGCAGCTCCTCCCTCGAAAACATAAATTATATTACTTGTGGCAGCTAGTTCATCACCATTATTTATGAAAACTCTTTCAGCCCTAGCCATTGGTGTTATAGCTACCGGAGTGTGCCCGTTTAATGTGGCTGTTTGAGATATATTGGTTAAATTTGTTCCACTAATCGTTTTCCCTTGGATTGCTACAGTTCCAGTAAATGCCGCATCATCGCAAACAACATAATCAATTGAGTTGGTGCTTGGATAATCCTCATGTGTTTCAGCGCCTTGGAACTCCATAACAGTCTCGATAGTCGTCCCTATAAGGCCGTTTCTTCCAAACTTACGTAAACTACAAGCCCTATCATTGTCTTTAATAGAAACTGTATCGCCAAAATCTAAGTATATCTGTTTGATAGCAGCCGCTATGTGTGGATCATCTTCTATGGTTGTCACTTTGTTCTCCAATGCGTTAATACTATCTTTTACGGAGTTAAACCATTTAATCCATACTTGAGGGAACTTCCCAAGTATTCCCGTGGTTTTCTCTTGAATAGGTGGGGCCTTAACTGTCATTACACACCGTTTAAAATAGCTTCGTTAATTTGATGGAACACAGGATCACTAACTCTAGTCCAGTAAACCCGATCCCTTGAGCGTCCAAGCTTGTTCCATTTAACTCTGGTTTTATACTCTCCTAATTTACCTAAGTCTCTCCACAACTCAATAGACCAAGTATGCCCGCCATCATCAGAGTATCTCATCATGATTTGAGGGTTAGAGCCTTGTCCCGTGACCAAACCTTGCCCAACCTCCATATCTAATTCAAATTGCGCATGGGTGATTAAGGCTTTCTCTTCATCTAAATGGGGTGAGATTCTATCTCTAACAATAGGATTGCCATCATCTGAATAAATATCTAAAGACATTTGATAAATCTTATTATTAACCCTATCGCCTACCAAGTGTTTTTGTTTAAAGAATACATGACAACTACCGCGATGTTGCTCCTCTACTCCATCATTCCAATAAACTCTTTCATGCCAGAGTCCAGTGGCAACATCTAATACTAAGGTGGTTTTTAATCCTGCCACTTGAAGACAGTAAAAAGCATGGCCTCTTTCGTGATAAACCCAAGCATAAGAACCTGCAAAGTCGTTACTCTCGCTTATCTTTCTTTCAATAGGTTTAGTTGATACCCTAACAGCGTTGTATCCTTCGGCTTTCCAGACAATAGAGTCCCCATTCTCATCAGTACCCAGCCAGTATAAAGAGTTGCTTAATGTGTGAACCGTTGCCGCTGCTGCACAACCTGTTTCAATAAATGCCCCATCAATAACCTGAAATGGAAACGTTGCAGCTCCGGTGTTTTGAAATATTTCAACAGATTTAGTCCCAAATAACCACAGATTAGAACTATCTGATATAACACACACTAGATTATCTGGTGAATTCTCAACAGTAGTGAAATCTAATGTGTCCCAAGTTAGCCCATCGTTCAAATTTGAGATATAGAATTTAGCACTATCAGCTTCAGAGACAATAAAATAACCGTCTTGAAACGTTAAACTATTTGGGGTTGGAAAGTCTGAGTCTGATATTTTAGTAAAGGCATTGGTTGACTTAGTAAATATATACCCAAAAGATCCATCAGTAATCATTATCTGAGTAGGGTTCTCCTTAAGAAAGCAATAACCAGCGTTAGTTTCTAGTTCTCCGCGTAATGTAGCATTCCCTGATATATCCACCTCATAAAACTCATCGCCAGATACAAAGAACGCCCTACCATCTACCTCAATACCGCCTCTTAATGCTCCCGTACCTGCTGTGGTGAATTGCTCCAATCCAGCCGTGATATGCAAAGCTATAGGGGATTTACTGGTTCCATACTCGGATGTAGTCACATAGTAATTTACACACCGTTGGTTATCAAAACTAACAGCCTCAGATTGATACGTAGCGCCGACAAAGGGAATTATCAATATACTCTCCTTTGAATATCAACACATTCGTCTTCTTCATGATAAGGAATACCGCCTAATGTCGAAACATACTTGTCATTCTTCCTGTTTTGTACCGAGATTAACCGCTTAGTCTTCTTTGCTTGTGTTTGGACGGTTCTTGAGGCTTCTCTCTCATACTCAGGTGCTATTAATACTGCTCCATTAAACTCTAAGAACATCTTATATTCTGGAGGCATTGCAAAGACTGTATCTAAGTCTGTGAATTGAGTTAATGGCTTCTCAGAAGTTAAGGTAATCGTAGTAACGCTAACAGGTAGGAAGTTTAGAAACAAAGTCCCCAACGGATAGTCAGCATTATAATAAAGCTTGCTAGGAATAGTTGAGATTTCTTTGTTATATATCTCTGAATACTCTTCCTTATCAATCATAGTAAGGGTGTAATCATTATCCCCTTGAGAAACGTAAGCAGCGTTAATCTTTAATGGTCTAACAGTGTTAAAATCACCACCAGAGCCGATTGTATAGCTACCAGTCCCTGATACTAAAGAAAATGTCTCTATCTTCTCCTCATAAACCATAGGGCTTTGAATTGACGTTATAGAAAGCAAATCATTCAATGTAGATAGGGCTTGATCTGCTTCCGTAGCATCTAATGACGAGCCAGTACCTAAGACATGTATCTTTCTTAGCATGCTCTCAATTATTTGTCTTGCAGTGGTCATTACTTCACCTTCTTAGGTCTTCCAGCCTTCTTTTTAGGCTCCAATTCAGCACACTTCCAACCGTCTTCTAACAAAATAGGAATAAGATTTGAATCTTGTTCAATATACTTAACTCCATCGTCTTTTTTTAATGTAAACTTCATAGTTCTCTCCTTAGGTAATAGGGGGCTACGAACCCCCTATAGTTTATTTAATTACTCTAGTAACTGTCTTTGCTTCATTGCTAAACACTGTAAAGATATGCTCTCCAGCGTCTGGAGTTAATGCTCCCTCGGTAGGGTTAACAAACTGTATAGACACTGTATTAGCAGCACTCACACGAGCGTTAGCAATACCTACATCGCCAGCTTGTGCGGGTGGGTTAACCATTACAGCATCCCCCACCTTCACACCAGTTACGGTAAACGTTTGCGCAGGGGCGACAATAGTAGCGACCTCCGCAGGTGTTATAGAAACCTTAAGGACGCTAATCCCCGTTACGTTTCCATTAAAAATACCTGTACTCATTTTATTCTCCTTGAAAGAGGAAGCCCTAAATGAAGGACTCCCAATTAAATTAAGCTGTGATACGACATGCCCAGTTCTCACGAACAGCAGCAACACCACAAAGAACATCGAAACGAGTTACCCATTTACGCTCTAAGACATCAAAGTCCCTAATCAACGCAACAGTAATCCCACCAACAGTCTCTTGACCTATAAGCTCAGCATTCTTAGGCATTTCCAAAGGAGCTGACACAAAACGGAAAGCTTTCTTATTAAACGCTAGGTTTTGAGCATATGAGGTGCTTGCAACACCAACAACATTACATGTATCACCATCAGCAGGGAAAGCAGATACGCTTTGTAGTCCAGCAGATGCGCTTGTGTAGATAGCAGGTGAAATATCTAGTGTAGCATATCCATCACCATCAGCAGTAGCTAACGCTGTAACAACAAATTGCTTCAATGTTGGAAGTGTAGTCTTTGTCAACGGATCAACATCAAATACAGTGTCCACAGTAAAGACAGTGCCTTTTGTCACGGTTCCAGTAGTAGCCGTTAGACCTTCAACAACAAGTGTTGCCTGTCCTTCAATTGACACAGTAGTGCGAACCTCAAATGCCACATCAGTACCGTTTGTATGACGGTTTACTAGCTCATTACGCAAGAACTTAAATCCTGTGATTGGATCACGGATAAAACCATCTTCATACATTTTGCTAATACCTGTTTGAGGATTAAGATAACCCTTAGCAGAGTTCATAGCAGAACGCATAGCAGCCGCATTCAATAGAACACATCTATCTTCATCAGGTGCTAGTGCTTCATTCATCTTTTGTTGAGCATGTGCGAATGTGTCAAATTCAAACGTCTCAGAGCCAGCAGTACCAACAGACTGATAAACAGCGTCCGTACACTTCTCTAATACGCGTCCCTCAACATCTGCAGCAATACTATCAATAGCACTGTTACCGTGGCGCTCCATGAAGTTCTTTAAATCCATTTCTTTTGCAATCTCAAGAGAATCAATCTCCATAGCTACAGTAGAAGTGATATTAAGTGGTAGTGTTTTAGTTGTTTCTACCGTATCCTGAATTGCTGATGTAATGTCAAAAGACGTGCCAGCAGTATAGATAGGTGGAACATTAATCTCTACAGATGCACCAGACTTATAGCCATTCTTACCTTTAAAAGTATCGTATGGTTCTTTTTCAATCTCGTTAATAAATAGAGGTTTCTCTTGGAAGCGTCCAGCAGCCATCTTACAGATGATACTGCCAGCCTCCTTCACATTGGTAATTGTATTACTCATTTTAGTTATTCCTTATAAATTGTTTTCTTAAGCTCCTCATAAGACATCTTACCTAGAGCTTTCTTAGTGCCAGCCGTTCCTTTTATGGATTTAATCGGCTTGGGCAACGGTTTTGTTTTTGGTTTCTCAACCTTTAATCTTTGAGATACTTTGTAAACTTCAATAGCCGCTTGCATTGGTGACTTATCCTGCAAAGCGTCAAACTCATCTAAATTACTCCCATAATAAGCTAGAACATCAGGCAACATACCCTCGTCTCTTGCTTGCTCTTCCATGGCACTAATAACAGGCTGTGGAAGCGGGAATATCTGAGCATGTGCTAAAAGGCTCTCTTTTGCGGTGTCATATTCAGGATTTTTAGCCCTATATAATACCTCTGCTTTATCAAACTCTTGCTTTTGTGCAGTTTGTCTCTGCAAAATAGCTTGCTCTCTTTGTTGTTTAACAACGGTTGCGCTAGCCTCTTGGGTAGCTTGCTTAGTAATGTACTCAACTCTTGCCGCGTCATATTCCTCAAATGTTTCAAAGTCATCTACAGTAGGTTCTTTCTCTACATTCTGCTTTTTTAACTCGGCTAGTTGTGCATTAAACGCTTGTATCTGTTTATTCTGTTCAGATAAGGCTTTACGTTGGTTATTAATCTTCTTCTGGTCACGCTCCTGTGTCTTTTGTAGCTTCTCAGATTCTACTTTATAATCAACCTCTACCTCTTCTGTCTCTTCTGTTTCGGTTTCTTCACCTTGCTCTTCAACCTCTTCTGTTTCTACTTCTTCAGTCTCTACAGTTTCGGTTTCTACTTCTACGGCTTCTACGCCTTGCTCTTCACTCATTCTATTCGCTCTCTATAGCTTGCATGTCCTCTATCTCAGGTTCGGACGTTTCCTGTAAATCTTCTGCAACATCATCCAGCATTAACTCAACTGTAGCGGCTATCTCTTGAACGTCTTGTGTTAATAGTTTCATAGCCTCCTGTGATGCGTCACCATTAGTAATCTCTGACATTATCTTAGCAATATCAGCGTTTGTCTTTTGTATGTCGCTCTCTGTTTTCTTAGCGTCGATAGTTAGTTGAGCGTTCTTATACTGTTGTTCGGCTTCCTCGTTCTTTGACTTATCAAGTAAAGC